ACTCTGATGCATTCCGTATCAAGTATATCTACGAAGGTTCTGCATCATCACCTCCAACTGTTGATGTCAATGGCAACCTAGTTATTGGTACTGACATCACGAATCACTTTACGTTTGACGATGGTCAGCGTGAAACTTTCTACGATGTATCTAGAATCGTATTGAAACCTGGATTTGCTCCTCCAACAGGTCAAATCGTTGTTGCATTTGACTACTTCGAGCACTCTCAAGGAGACTTTATCACAGTTGATTCTTACATCCACGAAGCAGGTGTTGTAGCAGATGAGATTCCATCATTCAACAGCACAGTATATGGTGTTCTGGGACTGAAGAACGTTATTGACTTTAGACCTAAAGTAGATTCTAACACTATTATCACTGGTTTCCAGGACAATTCACTGCTGTCACAGGCAGACTTCACTAGTTTCATTGGTAATGGTGGATCTGTATCCAGCACCCCATCTTCTAGCAGACTGCTGCCTTACACAATGTCATTCTGTGAGTCGCAGTAGCTTGATAGAATTGACGGACTGTTCCTCAACAAGAGTGGTGATTTCGTAGTCAAGACTGGCAACTCTTCACTTAACCCAACCAGACCAGAGATCATCGAAGATGGTATTCCTCTGGCTTACATGTATATTCCTGCTTTCACGAAGAGCAGCAAGGATGTCAGAAGCATTCCTGTGGATAACCGCAGATATACTATGAAGGACATCGGTAAGCTGGAGAAGCGTATCGAGCGTCTTGAGTATTATACTACGTTGAGTATCCTTGAGCAGCAAGCACTCAACATGCAGGTCAAAGATACTCTTGGTATCGACAAGACAAAGAGTGGATTCCTTGTAGATAACTTCGAGACTCATCAAGTCGGTAACGTCAAGTCTCTAGACTATCTCTGTGCAGTAGATCCACAGCAATCAGTGCTTCGTCCTTCCACGAAAGAAGATAGTTTCAATCTAGAGGAAGTCAACACCAGAGACGACCAGAGAACTATCTCTGGATACCAGAACTCTAATGGTGTCATCACACTACCTTATACTAGCGTAGCTTATGCATCGAATGAATTTGCTACAAAGATTATCAATCCAAACCCATTTGTTGTTCTTCAGTATGTTGGTGATGCAGCACTGCTACCCAACATCGATCAGTGGTATGACACAACTGTTGCACCCCTAGTAACAGACAACAACACAAATCTGTTCAACATCTTCTTGGCAAAGAGTGATGTCAAGGCAGCGTTTGCCAGCATTTACAACTCTTTCGTAATCAACTGGGTTGGTGTTAACTCCTCGTTCTCCAACATTAACAGTTTCGGTGAAACTAATAGTGTTGGTGCAGAATCCACTGTAAATTCTGCTAGTGTAAGTAGTTCTTCTAATGTAAGTCCACAGAACAATGAGATCGCTAAAGGCGTTGGTTACAAGACTGTAAATGGCACCAATGTCGCGAATACTTTGAGGTTCTTCGCAAGATCAATTCCAGTCAAGTTTACTCTCAAGAGACTGAAGCCCAAGACTCAACTCTTTGTCTTCATGGATCAGAGAGATGTTAATCGTTGGGTCAATCCAGACTCCAGATTTACTGGTGTTGCTGGCAACTCACTAACTACATTCAACTCTCCTCTAACCACAGACGAGTATGGTAACGCTAGTGGTATCATTCTAATCCCAGCAGGTTATGCTCCTAGAATGAACACTTCCTGGACGGGTGATATCAACACTCTTCAATACGATGAGACATCCGAAGAACTGTATCTGTCAACAGGTATTAAGAACATCAGATTCACTTCTAGTGCTTCTGATGCTGACCGCGATGGTGTAGATAGCTATGCTGAAGTCAAGTATTATGCTACAGGTGTTCTTCCCGAGAATCCTGTTTCTATCATCTCTACTGCTCCTGCTGTCTTCAAGGCAAACGAAGGTGTTCAGTTGATTGATAGCAACACCGAGAACACTGCAAGACCTAATCCTCTGGCCCAGACATTCAAGGTAGACAACTACGAGGGTGGCATGTTTGCTACTGGCGTTGATCTGTTCTTCGCCAAGAAGAGCTCTACTATTCCTTTGAGAGTTTATTTAACCAATATTGAGAGTGAGAAACCCAGTAAGTATATTGTTCCTGGTTCTCAAGTTACTCTCTATCCAGATACATTCCTCAAGGTATTCTCTTCTGGTAACATCACCATTAAGGTTGGTGAGTTTGTAACTGGTGCTAGATCTCTCGCTTCTGGTCCTATTGCTAAAGTTATCGATAAGAACAACTTTGAAGTTGTTGCGTCCAGCAATGGCGAAATCGAAATTACAAATGAACAAGTATATACGTTTGTTCTTTCTAACCATAATGGTTCTTCATTCTTCGCTAATGAAGATCTACTCCTCACTTCGGTAACCCAGTTCAACAACGCAAATAATGCAACTGTTGGCCTTAAGATTGCCAAAGACTCTGGTAGAGTTGCTTCTCTCGATGTTACTTCACTGGGATCTGGATACGAGGGTGCTACGATCACAATCGAGAGTCCTCAACTCCCTGGTGGTAGCAACGCTACTGGTTCTGCCAAGGTATCAAATGGTCAAGTTTACTTCGCTGAAGTAGCACTAGGCGGTAGAGGATATACCGAAGCACCATCTGTTGTTATCAGAGGATCTGGTAACGGTGCTACTGGTGCTGTAATCGAATCAAAACTGATTCTAGATGAACCAGCAGTCAGAATGGGAATCGCTTCTGATGACGGCGTAAGCATCGACTCCACGACTCCAACCAGATTCAATTTTGACTATCCTGTATATCTACAGAATGGTGTTGAGTATGCACTCAACATTGAGTGTGACGACACCGAGTATGAGATTTGGTCTTCGCGTCTAGGAGAGACTGACATCTCATCTGGTTTGGTTGTAAATGCTCAACCTCTTCTTGGTTCTGTATTTAAGTCCCAGAACACAGATAACTGGACCGAAGATCTGTTTGAAGATATCAAGTTCACTCTATACAGAGCAGAATTTGACATTTCACGTACAGCAGAACTTCAAATCAAGAACGAAGATCTTGGTTACGAGAAACTTGAATCGGATGCATTTGACACCTACGCTCTAGCAAACAGCACAGCAACGTCTGCTCTGTTCAAGAACAACAGCAATGTCGTCAAGGTATACCACAGAGACCATGGTTTTGAAACTGGTGGCGACTCCAAGGTATTCTTCCGTGGTGTAGATGACTTTGCTGGATATGACGAGATTGATATCGAGTCAACACTTTATACTGTTTCTAACTCTGGCATTGATAGTTATACTATCGTTGGTCCAGGAAGAGCGGCATCTACTGGCCGCGGCGGTGGAGATACAATTCTTGCTAGCTACAACAGAAAGTATGAGAAACTGTATGCACAGATTCCTTACCTACAAGTTACTGGAACCAAGATTGATAGTTTTGTAAGAACCACAGACATCATTCCTGTTGATTCTTCTACAACTAACTATGTGTCTTACAATGTCAATGACATGGAGACTACGTTCCTGAATCAAGAGCAATACTTCCTGAACCAAAAGGTTGTGTCTTCCAGAATCAATGAAGTAGTCAACGATATTGATCAGTCACTTCTGTATAAGATCAACCTATCTTCAACCTCATCACATCTGTCTCCTGTTATTGACTTGAGAACGGCATCTGTCAAGACAGTATCTAACCGTATCGACAATGCTTCTGGTTCAGAAGATAGATTCGGTAAGAGATATCAGAGCATTCAACTCTTCCCACTTTACAAGTTTACTATCACTGGTAACAATGATGGTCAAGGTGGCGATGATATTCTAGCAACAATCGGTCAGAACGTTGTTGGACAAGACTCGGGAGCAGAATCAGAAGTTCTCCGTGTAATCAATAACGAAGTCTTTGTCAAGATTAAGAACTCCTTGAAGTTCACTGTAGGCGAACAACTGTACTTCAGCACACAGTCTGATGTTGGTGGTGATTTCGAGAACTTTACTGTTACAGTTGGAAATGAAGGTGTGTTTGAGCAAGTTCCAAACTTCGTCACTGGTTCTACGGTAAATGCTATCAATCCTTCGGTTAGAAGTGAGAAGTATGAGAACAAAATTAGTGGTAAGGTTATCTCTTGGGATTCCAAGACCAAGATTCTTACTCTTGAGAACGATAAACAACCTATTAACAACAACTTTACTAGCGCAATCACTCTAGGTAGTGACTATGCTAGAGAAAGTCAGACAGCAAATCAAATTGCTGATATCTTTAGAGTTGGTGATTTGATCGACTACGAAGGTTCTTCTTTCGAGACCTCGCAGTTTGCAGAAATTAAGAGCATGGAATTTAGTCAAGGTGTTGACTATGTTCCTGAAACGGGATCTGTAAATACTTCTGGTACGGCCAAGTATGTCACCAAAGAAGTATTCATCAATACTCCTGCAGAATCTCTCAATGTTTATCTAACACTGAATGTAAGAGATGTAGAGAACGTCAAGGTTTACTATAAGATCAAACCAGCATCTTCACAGCAAAACTTTGACGACATCAACTGGGAATACTTCAATACCAATGGCAACCCAGATCAAGAAAACGAAATCGCAACAGCAGAGAATAGCATCTCTGGTCAGTTTGAGAAGCAGTCTTCTTATCAGGAGTTGAGATATACAGCAGAAGAACTTACCGAGTTCTCCTCGTTCGCTGTTAAGATTGTCATGAAGACTGATGATCCAGCATACGTACCCAAGATTCAAGATCTACGAGCAGTAGCATCATTCTGATATGCAAAGATACGTCA